GCTATCGCATTGTGGTGGTTCACCCTTCAAAACATCACCATGGTTGAGCCAACCAACTAATACTGGACGGCCCCTTTCAATTTCAAATTCAATTAGATCAGAATCGCCATCTTGGCGAAACTCAGCATTTAGCCCAAGGCTTCTAAGAGCTTGTATCTGAGCATCAACAGAAGTGGTGTCACCATATTTGGAACGAATGGCGTTGTACTCATCATCTGTTTTTACCTTGCCGTAAAACGCTGCCACCATTGCAGCAGCTGAGCTGAAGCATTCTCGGTATCCCGTTCCACTTTTATTGTCGAACTGGCTGAAATAAGGCATAAAGACCTCTTGGTCTATGCCGCTTGCTTTCCACGCATCAAACCAAGCATTGTCTTCTTCTGCCAAGAGGTCTTGAGGCATTTGCTCCTCAAGTTCCTTGATCGCAGCTAACTGATGTGGCGTTGACCGAAAGAACTGGAAAAACGGCAAGAGTGCTAGTGCCATCAGACGCCTCATTTCTCAACGCGAGTTTCTGGCAGTAATAGCTCTTTTATGTGCTTGACCGCTAAATCATCTAAATCGTTGTCAGTGCGTTGCACTATGCGCTCCAGCATCGCAATGATTAGCTCTTTGAAAGCTTTGGAACGCCACATTGCCATGACAAATGGCTTGAGAATCAAAAGCATTGGACTGCTCTTAACTACACAGACACGTTAGTTCCGATTGCTATGGCCCTCAAGTCGGGCCACTGATTGCTCAAGATTCGATAGTCTTGCGAAAATCTCTTGATCTCTTGTCCTAATGTCTGCGTGAAGAATATCCATTCTTCTCGCTAGATTATCGACAGCAGTCGTCAGTCGCACCAACGAATCTCTTGATTGCTGGTTCTGACGGTTGGCATTTGTAAAACCAGCAGAAGCCACCCCAACACTTGCTCCAGCAACAGCTGCCCAGACTTCAACCACCATTCGACCCCTAGCGTTTCTCCATCATGGCAGAGTCAAACGGAAAGCAGGAACAAGACGAATCAAGCTCCCGTCTAGGCGACGTTATCAAGGTTGTGTTGCTTGGCTGGGCAATGGCAATTTTGACCGCAAACTACCTTGGCGTTTTCAAGCAGTCTCTAGATCCAACCTATCCAGCCAGCATCTTGAGTGGCACAGCTGCGTCTTTTGGATTAGCTGTTGGCAACAATAGAAAGAAAAAAGAGGAGCCTACAATTAAAGAACAGACTCCAACCGCAAAGCCAAAATGAACCGCACTCTTTTGGTATTGGGCATCACATTGGCAGCTGCAATGCCTGCCAAGGCTGATCTGACCCACAAGATCATCTCTTCTGTGTCATTGCAAGTTGGTGGCGCGGTGACAAGTGCAGATCGAATTGGTTCCTCGTTTTCGATTAGCGGTAGCGGAGTTGATACAACTGACTCCCATACAGCAAACACCGTTTCAGCCGGAACAATCACAAGCGGTGTTTATTCACCAGGCACTATCGCCGTAACGCAAGACACCCCAGGTGAAGCCTTCTCGTTTAGTCAAAGCTATACGCAAGCCGATGCCGTTCCAACATCCGCTGTGACGACAGGCAACGCTGCAAACTTTGGCAGCATCATTAGTACAGCTCACGGAGTTGCTGGTGACCTAGCAGGCACCATTGCTTCAGATGGAGCCATGACTATTACAGCTGGTGGAGCTAACACTTTGGCTATCGGTCAGCTAACTACAGAGCTAACAATCAAATGATCTTGCTGCTGTTGTTGTTGATTGCCGCCCCAGCTGCGGCAGTTCCTGTGGTGCCTAATTTTCAGCAAGGCACCTTAACTTCCACCACAACAACAAAAACAAAGGTCAACGAAGTTATCAACTCCTACGAGTACCGCACGGGATATGAGCTATCCGTATCTGGAACGAACATCGCTCCAAAAAACGGTGAGCTTTCCCCAAAGGCTTTGAGCACTATCACTAATGATGTCAACGGCATCACAAGCACTTGGACTGGTCTTGATCCTGCTGACAGGCCAAGTTGGAACATTGTTGAAGAAGGTGGCAGCTTTCAGTTGGTTGAAACATTAATGGGGCCTGGCTTGGTGAACCACACAATCATCAACCGCGAAACTGACATTGAATCCATCACGGAAACGACAAGTACATTTACACAATGAAGCGCGTTATCGCAGCGTTGCTGTTGCTTTCCGCTCCAGCACAAGCGCAGGTTTCAAGCACTGCAGCGCCAGTCGCAAATAGTTCGGGAAGCGTTACAAACCAAGCTGTGCAGGTAGTTCCTAGCCGTCAATTTACTAACACTTATGGCGGAGGAATCAGCTGCCAAGGTGCAACGCTAAACATCAACCCTTTCCTCAGTAGCACCACCAGCTTCGCGATGCCTTATGAGGCGTATTATGACGAGCCGGTTTACGACCCAGATAACCCTGGGCAAATCCTCTACTACCAGCCAATCCGTACAGGACAGAAAAATAATTTCTCAATCAATGGAGGAATTACGGCAACAATCTCCGTTCCACTAGAT